GGGAAGATAATCATTATTGTAAAGCCTGGGATACTGATAAAAAATTAGATGCCTTCTTTACAAAAGATGGCGTAACATATGACCTATGAACATTTTTTACCTCGACAATGATGTAGCTAAATGTGCCGAAATGCACAATGACAAACATGTGGTCAAAATGATTATTGAGTATGCACAGCTTATGTCAACTGCACACCGAATGCTTGACGGCGAAGAATACATTGATAAAACGGCCAATGGCCGCAAAATCAAGCGCTGGCGCATGAAAGATAATGATTATGAAATTGGCTTAATGAAAGCTTCTCATATTAATCATCCATCGAATGTGTGGGTTCGTGCAAGTAGAGAAAATTATCTTTGGCTAAATCGTATGTGGAATCATTTGCTACTTGAATATACACATCGATATGATAAGCACCATGCATGTGAAAAATATGGAAAGCTTTTGTATGCATGTCCAGTAAATATACCAAATAATCCTTTTACTGAACCAACACCTGCAATGCCTGATGAAGTGAAAGTTGCAGGCGATTCTATCAAGTCCTACCACAATTACTATATAAACAACAAGGCGCATTTAGCTTCTTGGAAGAAACGTAATAAACCGGAGTGGTATAGTGCCATTGTATAGCTTTTTAAATACTGAAACAGGTGAAGAATTTGAATCATTTATGAGCATTTCTGCTCGTGAGGATTATCTGCAAACCAATCCAACAATTCACTCAGTTGTGACCTCAGCCGCAATTGTTAGTGGAGTTTCCATTACTGGTAAAGTGCCAGATGGATTCAAAGAAGTGCTTTCTAAAATATCAGAGAACCACAAATCAAGTGAAGTTGCTAATCGTCATGGCAAGCGTTCATCTAAAGAGATTAAGACCAAACAATTGGTTGATAAACACATAGGAAAATAGTTTGGCTTTTAATCATGTTAAGTTACCTGAATTAGATTTTGAGTTACAATCACAAACGACCGAAGCTGGTCGTGAGTATGTAACACCAATTGGTAAATCATACCCATCCGTAACCACGGTTCTATCAGACTACAATAAAAAAGCATTGTTTGAGTGGCGTGAAAGAGTTGGTGCTGACGTAGCAAACAAAATTGCAGCTAAAGCATCCAGTCGTGGTACCAAACTGCATACTGTTTGTGAAAACTATCTGCTCAATGAAATGACAGATGATAAGTTGCGAACAATGATGCCTGACACCAAGCAATTGTTTATGTCACTTAGACCACACCTTGATGAAAATATTGGTGATGTATATTGTATTGAGCAAGCTCTTTATTCTAAGACTCTGAGATTGGCTGGTCGTGTTGATTGTATTGCTGAATGGAATGGTCAGTTATCGGTGATTGACTTTAAATCCTCTACTAGAGAAAAGTCTGAAGACAACATTCTAAATTATTTCATGCAATGTACCGCATATGCAGAAATGTTTGGTGAAATTACTGGTAAACCAATCAATCAGATTGTGGTTGCCATTGCCGTTGAAGATGGTTCTCACCAGATTTTTGTGCGAGAAAAGACTGATTACTATATTGAATCTTTGCAAAGATACATAGGTAAGTATTGGCGCAAAAGGTTGACAAATAAATAGCTTTATGTTATAATAAAGGAATCTTTATGAAACTGATACAATATAGAGATATGGGCATGGCAACATATACTTACTTTTATGTTGACGATAACAAACATCAGGTAAGTCCTTTCTTTAATAGTGAAAAAGAAGCACTAACTTGGTTTGATAAAGTGTTTGATGGATTAGAAGACGAAAACAAATAATTTTTTGTTTTATTATTTACAGGTGATATATGACAACTCGTAAGACTGGTTTTGTTGAGAAGGGTTGGGGCTCAGAATTAATTTGGGCGACCAATGACAAGTATGCAGGCAAGCTGCTACGATTTAATAAAGATGCTCGATTCAGTATGCACTTTCATGCTGAAAAAGATGAGACATGGTATGTTTTGTCTGGTAAATTCGAAGTGAAGTATATTATGACCGAGAATGCAGAAATGAAATCTCAAATTTTGGAAGTTGGTTCTATATGGCGTAATGAACCACTTGAACCACACCAAGTCATCTGCCTTGAAGAAGGCACAATCATTGAAGTCAGCACACCTGATTCTGTAGAAGATAATTATCGTGTATTACCTGGAGATTCACAGAAATGAAAGTTTACATTGGACCTTATAAGAATTGGGTTGGCCCCTATCAAATAGCCGAAGCACTTTGCTTTTGGGCAAAGCCTGTGAAAGATGAATATAATTTCAAAAGAAAACCTGATTGGGTACATAATTTCGGAACATGGCTCTCTCACGGAACTACAGATGAAAAAATTACAGATTCAAAAAATGCACCAAAAACTTGGCTATTGAGACTGTGCCAATGGATAGAATCTAAGCGTAGCCGCACATCTTATATTAAGATTGACAGATACGACACATGGTCAATGGATCATACACTCGCAATAATTATATTGCCTATGCTGAAACAATTGCAAGCAAGCAAACATGGCGCACCAAATGTTGATGATGAAGATGTGCCTGAGGGACTTAATCTCCGTTCAACAGAAGCACCACCAAAAGAGAATGAATGGGATACAGATGAGAACTGGCATAAGCGCTGGGATTGGGTTATGGATGAAATGATATTTGCATTTGAACATCACGTTGATACCAAATGGGAAGAAGCATACTCTAAAGGTGAATGGTCAACAAGAAGTGAAGCTTGTGAGTGGGATGAAAATGGTAAACCAAAAATGTACAAAATGGTTTACAATGATGACCATACGCATGAAACTGATTATGAAGCTTTAAAGGTCATACATGAAAGAATTGCAAATGGCTTTAAACTATTCGGGAAGTATTATAGAAATCTTTGGGACTAAATAAGCCACCAACAACAGTTGGTAACACACAAACACAGGAGAAAACTATGTCAAATATGACACCATTTGAAATTCGTCTTGAGCTATTAAAGATGGCCAAAGACATGTTGCATGAAGAATATTATGCACAACGTGAACGCATATCGAACAACTGGTCGATGCAATGCGAAACAGCCAGACACAAAGGCGAAACACCGCCTGAGCATCCTGGTTTCCCACCAATCCCATCAGAGACAGATATAATTACTAAAGCACAAACCTTAAATGGTTTTGTGTCTAATGTAGTTTCTTCGGAACCACCTAAGGTTACTAAGAAGTCTTCCTGATGGAGGATGGGCTTCGGCCCATCCAACACACACAAGGAGAATTATGAAAAGTAAACCAATACTTTTTAGTTTGTTTTTTGCTTCGATTATCTTAATGATGGCAAGCATTAACATTCAAAATCCAACGATGCCAATTAAAGCATCTTTCAACTCACTTACCAATGAATCAAAAAAACAGGTAACGTGTCTCGCAGAAAATGTATACTTTGAAGCCGCCCATGAACCACTTGAGGGTAAAAAGGCAGTAGCTTTCGTTACATTTAATCGTGTAATGACTGGAAACTATGCGGGTACAGTTTGTGATGTGGTAAAACAAAAGTTCAATGGGACATGCCAATTTTCTTGGTATTGTGACTCATCATTTACCTCCAGGCTCTTGACAATCAAGCATACTCCGTTGTATAATGAGATATTGCAAATGTCAACACACATGTATTTGAATTTTGATAGGATGAAGGATGTAACAAATGGGGCAACCTACTATCATGCAGATTATGTAAATCCTGGTTGGACAAAACTACAAAAGGAGAAACAGATTGGCAGGCATATTTTCTACAAAAGCAAAGGTGATAAAATTGACAGAAACAAAGGAATCTATTATGAATAAAGATTTGATTACAGTATGTGTATCGGTAATTATTGTGGTTTGTACCGCAATTATTGGTGCAATCATTTATAATATCAATGACAGAAACAACATGGCCAAAAATATCGAAGCAGCTATTGCTAAAGGTGTTGACCCATTGTCTGTAAAGTGCGCCTATGAAATAGGCACAAACCCAACCTGCATTACATATGCAATGAAAAAGTAAACTAGGAGTATATTATGGCTATTCAGCAAGTGAGTGTTAATCAATTATCAAACCCAGCCGACCGAGATAAACTATTGAAAGTTATCCGTGAATGTTCTGATGCGATGGTTCGAGCGTCAGCGGAGAAAGACTTTATTAAA